GGGCGTTCTCGGAGCGGTATAGCTCCAGGACGGCGGCGCAGACCTCCCCGCCGAAGTCGTGATCAAGGGCCGGCATCGGAGGATCGGGCGGTGCCGGAGGCTCTGGAGCCGCCGGCATAGGGGCGGACGAGTCGCCTGGCCACATTGGTCCATCACCCGTGGCGAGCCATTTCAGCTCATAGCCAGATGCCCTGGCAATTGTTGCTGCTGCATCGATCCCGGGCAATGAACCGTTCAGGTACGATCTGATTTTGCTTTCCCCCATTCCGCATTTTTTTGCGAACGAATTGACGCTCTCATCCCCCAAAACGTGACGCAACCGGTCGGCAAACGTTTCCAAGTTCGGCATGGCTAAGTTGGAACTCCAGTTCCAAGTTCCGCGGCCGGTTCCAAGTTCGCGTAACTTGTTGATTTTAAAAATAAAAATAGGGAAATCCCGCCTTTTCTGGACACCCCGAACTTGGAAATTTCCAAGTTCGCAAAACATAGCAAATTTTGCGCTTGACAGGTTTCTCAGAAGATTGCGATAACCTCCCTATGACGATCGCAAACCGAACCATAGACACCCCTCCCCGAGACCCCCGCGAGCGGGCGGCTTGGGTCAAGTTCCAACTGGAGCTACGGGGCCTGTCGTTTGCCGAACTGGCTCGGTGGGAGAAGGTTAGCCAAAAGGCGGTGAGATACGCCTTGCTGGCACCCTCGCGGTACCTGGAGGAGACGATCGCCAAGGCGATCGGGATGACTCCCCAGGCGCTGTTCCCGGAGCGGTTCGATGCGGCAGGCCGCCGACTGCACCGCAGTCGACAGCCCAATCGTAGCAAGGCCAGGGAACAGAGCAATAACCAACTTCAAGAGGCTGCATGACCATGGGTAGGATCACAGAGCATAGTTCGGGTATCGATCCCGGCAACGCCGGATCGACAGCGGCTCGGCGGCAGGCCCGGCAGCGCAAACAAAAGGTCGCGGTGACGCTGACGTGGGAGCAGGCCGAGTTTTTGCGCCGACACCTGAAGCAGGTGCCGGACGACGCATTTGAATTCGCCAATCACTTGCGCGACGAAGAGCATTGGGAAATTGACCCGGCCAGCTTCGTTGACGGCATTGAGGCGGCGCTTGATGCGCAGGTGCCGGAACGGAGGGCCTCGTGATGGCTGGAGAAGTCTCCCCCGCCACCGTCGCCCGGTCCACCGAGCTTCACGACTCCGGCAGCACCGGATCGCCGGCCTTGCAGGCGGGTTTGGATGCGGTGGGGCGCATGGTGGCCACATCGCAAGAGATGCTCGATGCGGTAATGGGCCTTCTGAACACCTCAAAAGAGGTGCTGGCGCTGGTGAAGCTCACCTATGGCGACGACGAGCCGAGCACGCTGGCTATGGCACTGCGTAGCGTCGCCGACCGGCTGGACCCACCGGCGCTGTGCAAGGGCGACACGCCGTGGACGGCGGCCGCCCTGGCGGCGATCCGGACATCGCGGCACGAGCTGGGAAACGACGGCACAGACGCAATGGATGCGGATGATGTATTGGCTTCCAGTCAGTGGGCGGCCACCGTCACGCAGGTCCTCTCTCGCGACCTAATGCCTCTATTCGACAAGGTTGACGCTGAATCGGAGGCGAAATATCGCGAAGCATTGGTGGATATGGCGGAGGTGGTGCTGAGTTGGCTGGAGAGCCACCTCCGCAAGGTCGCCTTGGTGAACCAATTGGCGGCAAATCCGGAGTTGGCGGCATGAGCGACCAATTCTTGAGCGCCTTCGAGGTGCTTCCTGATTGCGAAGTGTCGGCCAGAGATCGCAGCCGGCTCCTGATGCGCATTGATGACGTGCTGCGCACGCTAGGGGCGCCCGGTGATTGGGGATACGGGACGAAGCTCGGCGAGTTGACGCGGGTATTGCATGCTCAGAAGCAGGTGCTTTGCGCCGCCCCGAAAGAGGCGCCGGAGGGAGGGGTTAGCGGCATGAGCGGGAGCACGCAGGAGAAACAGTTTTGCGATTATCTACTCGGCCGGTCCTCTCTTCAAGTTCCTGAGTCCGCACCGGATGTATGCGAACATACGCCAAAGAAGAGCAGAACTCCTGTCGTGCTCCCCCCTGGCCAAAGTCTGGCAAGTGATCTTGATGATTTCTTTCAGGACGTAGTCAGACGATCTTCTGAGGCTGGCTCCCTCCCGGATTGGAAGGAGGAGTTGTGGAGCCTTGCTGAATTGGAGAGCTTTGGCGATCATGAATGGCTCGTGGTCTGGTCACAAGCGGCTCTGGTTGCGGCTCGCCTGCGGCGGCAGAGCGCAAGCGCGTAATGGCGGCTTTGGCGACTAGCCTGACATGATTAAAATCGTGACCTGTTGTGCTTTGAACGGAATTGCTTTCAGCTAACATGGCATCAAACCACTCAATCAAGGCATCAAAGGATAATGGTTTCTGATCCTGCAGAATGCCAATGACAGCATCACCAATATGAGTAGATGCCAATTGTTGCGCTGAATACTCATAACCCTCAGCAATCATATCGAGCAAATCTTCACTATCTTTTTTCGTTCTGTTTTCAGGTTTCTTTTTCATGGGTTCCCTCTCTCGGGTTGGCGTGGGGCCTCCGAGTGTAGGGGATGCCGGGGCGGGTGCATAGGAAGTGATGATCTGAACGCCAACCGAGCATCTGAATCACGTATTCCGGGCACCCGCTCCGGTCACTAAAGGGGAATTCGCAACATAAGGTTGTGTAAACGGTGAACCGTCCGGGTCACCGAACAGGAGAGCTTTGTCCGGGTCAGGGGCGACTCGGATTTAACGAGATCCCGGCCGGCGGGATTGAGGAGCCGGCATCCTCCCTACACTACTGGCCGGGCGCACGATGCGCAAAAGAGTGCGCCCGGTCCTTTTTGAACCGCATGAACATCCGCAAAGGAGATCAAGCATGGGTTCGCAATTACGAAAGAAAAAGGCCGATCCACGGCAAGGGGATTTTCTGGGGCTGCTGCTAGATGGACTTCCGGAAGCGGAGCGATTGGCAGCGGCATTGATCGAGGTGCCGGTGGTGATGGCGCCGGAGCCGGGGGCGTTCGACGATGATCGACGGGTGCGCGACATGCTGAACGCGATGATCGATGCCTCGCCGCATGGGCGCGAGGAGATCGCAGCTCGGATGTCGACGCTGTGCAAGGCCAAGATCAGCAAGGTGATGATCGATAGCTGGACCGGCAAAGGCAAGCCGAACGCCTTTCCGGCCAAGTATACGCGGGCGTTCGCGGTGGCGTGCGAGGCGCCTTCGGACATCACGGAGCGCTATCACGCGCTGGCGCTGGATGGCACCGGCTGGCGCGCTGTGGCGTGCGAACAGGCGCGGCTGGCGCGCCTGGGTCAGTGCTATGCGCTGATCATTTTGGCCAGACGGGAAGCGACCCGGTTGATGGCTGAGGCTCAGCCATGAAGGAGTGGTGGACAGCACGAGAGATCGCCGAGGCGGCTTTGCCGGAGGCGCCGACGACAGCTCGGGGCGTCGACATCCTGGCCAAGCGCGAGAGTTGGAACGCCAACCCGCAATTCGCCCGCAAGCGCGAGGGGCGCGGCGGCGGGATGGAATACCACTATAGCCTGTTCCCAGAAGCGGCCCGTGCGGAACTGGCGCGCCGCGCGGCGGCGGAAGCGGCACGCGCCGCACGTCTGCCGGCGGTGGCATCGGTGGCGCAGCTCCCGGCGATCCCGGAGACCCCAGCGGCCCGAGCGCCGCTGCTCACCGGGGCCGGGCTGGACCGGCAGGACGCGAAGCTGGTGATTTTGGCGGCGTTCGATGCCTTTCTGGGCGCGTCCGCCGGCCGGATGAGCAAGGACGCGGCGGTGCACCTCTTCGTTGGCACTTGGTCGGCGGCGCAGATCGAGGCGCCGGGCTGGGTGCGCGAGGCTCATCCGCGGATTTCGCCACGCTCGCTGTGGAACTGGCTGAAGGCGCGGACGGAAGGCGATCCGGCACGGCTGGCAGGCCGCTATGGCGGCCGGGCGGGCAGCGGACGCTGGGACAACGAATTCGCCATGATCCGCGACCAGGCGGTGCAGTTGATGTGCGCGCAGCCGCACTGGTCGGCGGTGGATATCCGCAACGCGATGGCGGCTCGGTTCTGCGACCGGGACGCCGACGGCGAAATGGTGGCGGTGTCCGGGCCGGACGGGGGGCGGCAGTTGCTGCCGCTGCCTTCGGTCTCGGAGTTCCAGCGCATGCTGCGAGCCTGGAAACAGACGCATATCACGCTGTTCCGCTCATTTCATGACCCGGATGGCTACAACAGCAAGGATCGGTTGCGGCTGGGCAGTCATATTCAGGGAATCGTGTGCCTCAATCAATTGTGGATGATCGACGCCTCGCCGCAAGACCTGCTGCTGATCGAGGGGCGGCATTCGCTGTACCTGGTGATCGATGTCTGGTCGCGGCGGGTGCTGATCCTGATCACGGCGACGCCGCGCACCGAGGCCATGAAGCTGCTGCTGCGCCGGGCGCTGCTGGCTTGGGGCGTGCCGGAGGGGTTGAAGACCGACAACGGCTCGGATTTCACATCGCGCGAGGCACTACGGGTGTTTGCCGCATTGCGGATCGAGCACTTGCCGGCGACACCCTATGCGCCGTGGGAGAAATCCTTCGTCGAACGCGCCATCGGGACGCTGCAACACGACCTTTACCCGAAGCTGCCGGGGTATACCGGACATAACGTGGCGGCGGCTCAGCGTTTGCGGGCGGCGCGGCCATTCTCCGAGCGGCTGGGCGAGAGCGATCGCGAGGCGTTCGCGGTGCAGCTCAATTCCGCGCAGGCGCAACAGGCGGCCGACGTCTGGGCCGCCGAGGTCTATGGCGGGCGCGGCCATGGCGGCGCCGGCATGGACGGGCTGTCGCCGCTGGCCAAGGCGGCCTCGTGGGGCGGTGTGGTGCGGCACGTGCCGGATGAACGGGCGCTTGACCTGTTGCTGGCGCGGGCCGAGGGCACGCGGCTGGTGCGCGGCAAGGGCATCCAGGTCAATAACCGCCATTATTACGCGCGCGATTTGCTGCCGCTGCTGAACACGGGCGAGGCGGTCGAGGTGCGGATCGATCCGGCAACGCCGCACCTGGCTTTTGTTTGGCGCCGGGAGCCTTTGGAGTTCCTGGCGGTGGCCGAGTGCCTGGAAATGATGAAGCCGACGGAGCGGGCGGAATTCGCGGCCCGCGAACAGGCGCACCAGAAGCAGGTGCTGCGCGAGGAACGGGCGGAGGTCCGGGCGGCTGGCGGCGAGACCGATCGGCTGACGGTGGCGACTGAGATTTTTGGGCACCAAGTGCGCCAGACGCGCAAGGGGCGGATTATCGCGCTGCCGGTGACCGAGCAGGCGCACAGCAGCCCGGAGCTGGCGGCGGCCGGACAAGCGGTTCGGGCGCTCGCGGCGCCGGTGACGGCTCCGGAACCGGACGGCGCCGAGGCGGCATTGCGGGCGCAACTGGAAGCGGAGCACGCGGCGGCGCTGGTGGCGCCGCGGCCGGTGCCGGAGACCGACGAGGGGCGGTTCCGGCGCGCGCTGGAATTGCAGCAGCGGCTGGATGCCGGGGAGCCGGTGGCGGAGCTGGAGCAGGCGTGGCTGCGCGGCTACAGAAAGACCGGCGAATATTTGGGCTACCGCGACCTTTACGAGAGTTTCGGCGAGCAGATGCTGGCCGTTGGCTGAAGTTGACTGAATTCGACCTGTGATTTTTATTTGGAACTTGCGAAGGATGACATGGAACAGACGCCTCTTCCCGTCCGCACGCTGGCGCCGTTGCGCAATGTCGCCCGGTTCTCCGGCCTGGTCAACCGGCTGCTGAACACCGCGGCGGACTTGCCGCGTATGGCGGTGTTCTGGGGTTGCTCGGGGTACGGCAAGTCGTCGGCGGCGATTTTCTCGGCCAATAAAGCGCGCGCCTATTGCATCGAGGTCAAAAGCGTGTGGACCCGGCGGCATGCCTGCCGGATGATCCTGGCCGAGATGGGCGAGCAGCGGCCGGCCGGCTCGATCCCGGAAATGGTTGACCAGATCGGGCAGGAATTGTCGAGATCGGGGCGGCCGCTGATCATCGACGACGCGCAGTTGCTATTTTCCAGTGCGGCGGCGGCGCGGATGATCCGCGATATTTACAAAAGCGCGGCCGGGGCCCCGATCATCTTGATCGGCGAGCAGGATTTGCTCGGCCACCTGAAGGTGATCGAAAATATCGACAGTCTGATGCTGGACCGGATCGAAGCCGTGCCGGTGGACTTGGCTGACGGCAAGCATCTGGCGCGCATCTACTGCCCGGCGGTGACGGTTGCCGAGGACTTGCTGGCGAAGACGATCGCGGAATGCGGCGGCTCGACGCGCCGCATCTGCGTTAACCTCGATAAATTACGAGACCATGCGGCGACCGTCGGCAAGTCCGCGCTGGCGCTGGGCGATTTGCCGGCCGACTGGGCATTCTTCAAGGGGCAGGACGCCAAGCTCTCCCTGGCGAAGGGGAAGCACTGAGATGGCGCGGAAACCGGTGGACGCATACCAGGGCGGACTGACTCCGCGCGAGCGCATTTGGGCGGCATTGCGACGCCTTCGCTTCGGCACGCGCCGGGAGATCGCGATCGCCGCCAAGGCGCGCGATGACACGACCCGCGATTATCTGCGGGCATTAGTTGCGGGCGGGCTGGTCGAGGAAAGCCATAACGATGCGGGCGTAGCGGGCTATCGCCTGGTGCGCGATGCTGGGCTTGAGGTGCCCCGGTTGCGGGCGGATGGCACGCCAGTGACGCAGGGTTTGGCGCGAGAGCAGATGTGGCGGACCATGCGGCTGCTCGGGACGTTCACGCTGGATGATCTGGTGGTCCAGGCCAGCACGGATGAGGTGCAGATCGCCGCCGAAGACGCCAAGAGCTACGCCTATTGGCTGGCCAAGGCCGGCTATCTGCGGGTGATCGAGGCCTGTCGGTGCTGGCGATTCATCCCGACGCGGTATAGCGGCCCGAAGCCGCCGATGGTGCAGCGGGTCAAGGCGGTATTTGATCCCAATCTGCAGCGGGTGGTGTGGCCGGATGCCGGCTCGGGCGCCGGCTCGGGCGCCGTGCGGGAGGCGCGATCATGAGCGGCGCGGCCATGAACCGGGCGCGGGCGGGCTGGGGCGAAGCCGCTCCGGATTGGGTGCTGGCGCTGGCCACGGCCTGCGATGAGAGCTCGCAAGCGGCGGTAGCGCGCCGGCTGGGTTACAGCCCGACGGCGGTCAGCACCACGCTGAAGGGGGATTACGGCGCCGATTTAAGCCGGCTTGAAGCCGCCGTGAGAGGGGCCTTCATGGCCGCGACCGTCGGCTGTCCGGTGATCGGCGAGATCGGCGCCGATCTGTGCGCCGAGCACCAGCGCCGGCCCTACGCGAACACCAATCCGACGCGGATAGCCCTGCACCGCGCTTGCCGGTCTGGCTGTATCCACTCGAAACATGCCAAAGGAGGCTGACCATGTTGAGTGAGCAAATGAAAGAATTTGCAGGCGCGCTGCTTGACCCGCTGAAGCTGGCTCAGGCCGGCACGCCGAACCCGGGGCGCCTCGACATCGCTGGAGCGATCCGCGAGATGGCCGATAAGGTCGGCTCGCTGGAGGAAGAGGCCGCCGACCTGCATCAGGCGGCTGCGCGCCATGAATACGGAGCGCGGCGGTTGGCGGAGCAGATCGCCGGCCTCATCGCGGCTTTGGCGCGGATCGCGCGCAATGACGCGGGCGGTGACCCGGCGTGGATCGCGCGCGATGCGCTCCTGCGACTTGATATGCGGCTCGACTTGAAGGGCGCCATTGCGTCGAGCGCGCAAGTCATCCAATTGCCTCTCCACTCATCGCGGCGCCCGAGCGTCACGTTGGATCAGGCGTCGGGGGGAGATGCGGCATGACCACTCCGACACACACCCCAGGCCCGTGGCGCAACAGAGGCGCCGTCGGGTGCGCAATCTTGATCGCGGGCGACTCCGGCGAGCCGATTGCGATGCTCTATGGATCGTCCGTAACCCCGGAGGCACATGCCAATGCCGCCCTGGTTGTCGAGGCGCCTGAGCTGCTGGCCGCAGCGATCGCGCTCTGTGACGAGCTGTCCCGCAGCAGTGGGCGGTTCGGATCGCGCGATCCGGGGCTGCGCCTTATCCTGAATTCGGCCGATCGGTTGCGGCAGTCGATCCAGCGAGCAACAGCGGCTCGGGAGGGCATCCCGTGACCGGCGCCCAGTTCGAGCAGCTTCGCCCTGGCCTGACGATCGCGATCGACGGCGCGGAGGGCGGCGAGCTGCACGGCACGATAGCGACGGTGCGGCGGCCGTCCGCTAACCGGGCCGTGCTGTTGCTCCGGCTGGGGTCTGGGGATATGGCGTTCGTAACCGTGGCGCCAGAGGCGGACGATGACGCGGTCAGGGTTTATGGGCCGCCGATGACGTTTCCACAGGCGGAGCATCTCGCCTGCGCGGTGCTGAGCGGGCGCTCGGTGGCGATGCCCGTGACTCAGCAGCTCAATCTTTTGGCGGCGGCCGTGGTCGCGGCCGTTGCGGACGGGGGCGAGCATGCGACCTGACGAGCCGCTGCTGTTTCCGGCCGACCACCCGGCCATGCGGCGCGTGCGGCCGAGGGGCTGCGCTTGGTATCCGGGAACCGGGCCGCCGGATGCGACCTGTGGAGAGTGCGAGTTATCCTATTTGGGATATGGGAGGCCGGGTAGGCTGAATAAGCTCAAATGCGGGAAGAAGGCTGGGAGCAGACCTTCGTTTTCGCGTGCTACGAAATCCTGCAAATACCTCAAGGATCGAAAGATGTCTGAGTTGATGAAGGCTATTTCTAAAAATACTGGCGTCCTGGAATACCAGGTCAGGGCGGTATTGGATGAGCTGGCGAAGCAGATCGCCGGACTCACTGGTGAAAACACGGTGCGCATCAGTAACCTCGGCACCTTCAAGCGTGTCGTGCGCTCGGCCCGTGCGGGTCGCAAACCCGGCGACCGGAGAGAAAATCGACATTCCTGCGAAGGCCGTTTTGACCTTCAAGCCGGCCATGGCCCAAAAGGAGGGCTGAATCATGCAACACGTTGATCTCGCGCCGGTTCCGGAAATCCCGGACGGCTCGCCGAGCCTGGCGCGCCATCTTGCATGGGCGTTGACCGAATTGCGCACGCAGTGGGAGGTCGGCAATGTAGATGACATCGATGCGCCCTATGATGCGGCGGTGACGGCCCTGCGCGCGGCGCTGCCGGTGATGCCTGATCCTGTGCAGCGCATCAACGACGCCGATTATATGGCGGACGAGGAAGGGCGCTTGACTCCCGTGACGCTGATCAAGCCATGGACTCTGCTTCAAGATGAGTTCGTGCGGCGCGCTGTTGCCGGGGCGCTCTCGGTGAATGGCACGTTGAAGCGGTTCAAATCCTTATCGTTCATTGAGGGGCAGGCCCTGCTCGATGTCTTGGCCACTGATTATGATGTCAAGCTTGGCGGCAGGAAAGGGAACGTCCACCTGTACACTTATGATCGGCGCTTCAAGGTCGAAATCGCCAACCAGGACCGGATTACCTTCAATGCCGGTATTGAGGTGGCGAAGGCGCTGT